GGCTCGCCTGGACGCGTCGGTGATGCAGGCCGCGAGCGTGCCCGAGTTGTCCGCGCAGACCTGGACGAATCGGGAGACGCTGCCGTACATCACCAAAAACGGCGACATCCCGAGCCTCGACGAGCTGCGTCAGCGCGCCGGTGGAGCTCGTCCACTCACAGCCGCCACTCCCGAGGTCGCTGGAGTGCAGGACTCGAGGAACCCGCTCGAGGCGCTCGGCGACACGATCGGTGGTGGCTTACGCAGCCTCGGCATCGGCGGCGAAGCGGCGCAGCCGGTCAATGCGCCCGGTGGCGGGTACGACCCGAGCGCGCTGCGCGCGGTCACCGAGCCGTCGCAGCCAGGCCTGCCGCTACGCCAGGACGTGCGCGACATCGCCCAGGAACCGCAGCCGACCGTGTTCCAGGATCCAATGCTCATCCCACGCGTGCTCCGCGGGCCATTGCTGACGAGCGATCAGGAGGTCCTCGACGAAGCCGTCAGACGAGGCGGTCTGGAAGAGGCGCGCAACATGGTGCGGTTGACCACGCGTGGACGTGAGCCGACCGATACCGAGGTTGCCAGCATGCTCCGCAGCATGTCGCTCGGTGAGGCCTACGCCGGTACCCATACTGGTGAGGGTGCAGCCGCGGGCCTACCTCGAGTTCCAGTAACCGGTGAGGGGATCCTTCAACAGGCGATGTCGCGGCTTGATCAGTATCCAGAAAGTATTTCCGCACCGCTACGCGAAGCGGTTGAGGGCTTACGCGGGCAAGCGGCCGCCTCAGACATCGCCAGGACCGTCCAGAAGTGGATTGAGCAGAACCCACCAGGCCAAGCGCTGACCGGTGCGGAGTCGCAACAGGTCGAGGCTCTCGTTCAGGCCAGAGCGCCACGAGCGGCCGAGATGGGGCTATCCGAAAGCGACTTGCGCGACCGCATCACGCAAGACGTGATCCGCGCTCGGCCGATGTCTGAGACGGTGCCGTCTGAGCAGATTCCTATGTTCGGCGGTCCGGAAGTTCAGCCACGCATGGAAGCACCGCGGGCGGGCGACTTCGAGGCACCGACGACCACGCCACGTACGGCCGAGGAAGTCGAAGCTGCACGTCAACAGCTCATGCGCTCGCATCTGGAAGGTACTGGTGGTTACCCTGGCGGACCGGCAACGGAAGTGTCGCCTGGCCGGCTAGCCGGCCAGGACATCCCGCGCGCGGAGTTCGGCACTGAACCACGTCAGGCTGAGCTGCGACTGGAAGTTCCAGGTGAATTGAATGCACCAGGTCGTGGTTCTTTTGAAACCCCAACAACTGGGACCAGGTCAGCCGACGAGGTTGAGCGGGCACGCCAGCAATTGATGAAGGCGTGGCTTGAGGACACCGGTGGTGCGACCTCCTATCCTGGTGGTCCGGCAACGGGGGCAGGGCCGCGGACAGAAGGTGGCCCGGCTCCCGGGCCAGTTGGCGAGGCTCCACCGATCAGTGAGCGCCTTCCCAAGTGGGCGGCCGATTCGGTGCGCAAGATCGTCGATCGCTCGTGGGGTGAATTCGACGCGGCGACTCAGGGCGCACGTACGGGAAGGGTTGACCCGAAGGTGCTCGAGGACCTGGCCACGGCTGCTAAGACGAGCCCTGATCGTGTGCAGCGGGTCTTGAAGTTGGACGATCCAGCCAACGCAGAAACGGCATACGCGATGCGCCAGGCCATGGAGAACCAGGGTGAAGTTGTCCGCCGGGCGCAACAAGCATTGCGTGATGTTCCGGACAGCCTTGACGCCCAGAGCAATTTGCTGCGCGAGCTCGCAGGCCAACGTGCACTTCAGGAAACCGCGGCGGGTAGACCGCCCAAAGCTGGTCGACAACTCGAGCAGTTCCGCTACACCGAAGTGCTCGACGATATGGCTAATCGATTCGGCCGCATGAAGCCCGAGGAATTCATGCGCCGGGTACGCGAGGACGCCGACTTCAGCGATCCGGCCAGTCTGGCGGACTTCGTCGACAAGGCGTACAGCTACACGTTCAAGGACAAGGCCATGGCCGTGTGGTACTTCTCGCTTTTGTCGAATCCGCTTACCCATATCCGCAACACAGTGGGCAACACGATTGCCGGCCTCACGGCACCCGTTGAGACGGGCGGAGCAGCGCTGTTCGATCCACTCGCGCGCAAGATGCTCGGTGACACCGGACCGCGCCAGCGCTACGCCCAGGAGGTACTGCCCGAATATGCGGGGTGGATTTCCGCTTTGCCTGATGGTGTGAAGCAAGGTTGGCGACGGATGGTGGACGGCATGAACGATCGGGCCACGACCAGCGAACTATCAGGTTCGATGCGCGCGGGTGGTCCGCTCGAAGAAGCGTTCGGAGGCGGCTTGAAGAATCCCATCAACTGGCCTGGTCGCGCGCTGGCCGCTTCCGATGATCTTTTCCGCAGCGCTAATGAGAACGCTGCCCTGCACGGGCTCGCACAGCGCACCGCGCGTATCGAGGGCCACACCGGCGAAGCACTCACCAATCGCATTGCCGAGCTGATCAAGCGGCCGACCACGGACATGCTCGAGGAAGCCGCGAAGACCGGCGAGTATCGCGTCTTCCAGCAAGAACTGAGTGGTTGGGCCAAGAAGATCAACGACGTTCGTACTGATAGCGTGCTCGGACGCTTCCTGGTGCCATTCATGAAGACGCCCATCAATTTGATGGAGTATGTCCTCGAGCGGTCACCTGCTGGTTTGGCGGGTATTGGTCGAGATTTCGCGACGGTCAAAGGTCGTGCTGGCCTACAAGAACGCGGGGCGGGGGATTTGGCCGATCGTATGAGCCGGGCGACGATCGGCACCATCACGTGGGGTTATCTCGCCAAGCAAGCGTTCGACGGCAATCTCACGGGACGGATGCCGTCTGATCCAACCGAGCGCGATGCCTGGCGTCGTGAGGGGAAGCAGCCGTACTCGTTCCGCAGTCCCGTCGACGGCAAGTGGACGAGTTATCTACCCCTGTCACCGTATTCGACCATCTTTGCTTCAGCCGCGAGTGTGGCCGACGCACACCGCAAGGGTGAAATCGAGAATCCCGACGACATCGGCAAGATCGGCCTCCAGATGGGCCTCGCCTTTGCTGAAGGCATGGTGGATACGCAGTGGACGCAGCAGTTTGCAGATGCGCTCGACATCGTCAATGGCGGCGCCCGCGATCCGGGGGATGCGCTCACCAAGTTCGCCACACGGCAGGCCACGAACATCAACCCTGGCATTTTGCGCGGCATCGCGCGGGCGACGGATTCGACGCTACGGGATCCACAAAATCCGATCGAGGGTCTTTTGTCGGGCAATCCGTTCACCCAGGATCGGGTGCCGGCAGAACTCAACGCGTGGGGCGAGCCTATTCAGCGTCCGATCAGCGGCATCGAGGCGATGATCAATCCGTTCAACCCGAGCGCGGAAACAACTGATCCTGTCGAGCACGAGCTACGTCGGCTGCAGACGATCGGCAACATCGGCAACATCGCCGAGCTACGTGCCGAGCCGAGCCTGGTCGGCAAGGACGTTTCGTTCATGGGCGTGCAGCCCGTGGAGATGACCGACGAGCAGCAGCGCAAGTACCAGCAGTTGAGCGGGTACCTGTCCAAGACGCTGCTCGACATCCTGATCCCGAGCGATCAATACCAGCAGGCGCCTGATCGTGAGAAGGCGAAGATGATCAAGGACATCTACGAAAAGACCCGCTCGTCGGTGCGCGAGGGGATGCAGCCTGAACTGCTCGACCAGGCAATCGCCGCGCGTGTACGGGCAGCAGAAGCCGAGAGACGGTTGGGCGCAACGCCTGTTCCGCCGGCGGCTACGCCTACCCGTGAGCCGGCGGCACCGGGCGCTTCGCCGACACCGCGGTCAGGCGGTCCTGTCCGGACAGGTGGCGGTTCCGTGGGGACGAGCGGCGGCCCTGTACGAACCAGCGGATCGCCAGTACCACGCCCGTGACCAGGAAGAAGAGCACCAACGGCGCGAAGATATTGATTTGCATGGCCCACTCGGTGGGTGCGCCGAAATGGTGGGCGATGCGGCTCGGTACCTGTGCGAGCCATAAGAAGCCCAGGATTCCGATTAGGCTCCAGGCAAGGAATTTTTCGAGGTCGCGATCTAGTCGAAACATGGCCGTCTTACTCCCGGCACGTAGTGGGTGGATCATAGCGCCGCATCGACAAAACACAAAACATTCTTCTCGGGAGGTACGTGGCTATGGCTGAAATCACCCAGCAACAACGTGATGAGGCGATCGCGGGTATCGCTGCCGCGGTGGCCAAGGGGCAGAACCCAGCCACGTCGGCTCCCGCTACGCAAAAGTTCCTGGCGCGTTGGAACGAGCATCGCACGGACCCTGACACTGGCGCAGACATCGGGCCGGGCTATGACTTCTACCAAAACCCGAACTACGCAGAACCTAAGGCGGCCGCACCACAAGCCCCGGTTTCTGGCTCGGTATACGGCACATATGGCCCGGACCCGAACAACCCGGGCGGGCCATGGATTCAGGTTGTGCCACCACAGCAGGCACCGACCAATCCTGATGAGAACCGCAGCAAAGCGATCAAGGCGCAAACGGATGAAGCCGATCGCGATGCGAAGATTCGCAACGAACGCACGACGGGTATCTACGCCGACGATAAAGACCTCGCCGCCATCCGTCACGCGGAGGCAACGGATCAGGTCGCCGCGGCCCGGCTCAAGGAAGACATCCGCAACAACACGGCCAACCAGAAGCTGGCGGATGACAAGCTCCACCTCGAGAACCAGAAGCTACTGCTCGACATCGCTAAGAATCCAGCCGAAATCGCCAAGCTCGGGGCTGAGACGGGCAGGATCGGCGCCGAAACCGATCTGACCAAGGCGCAGATCGTAGCGCTCGGCATCAAGACCGAATCAGACACGGCGCGTGCGCTGGCGGCCGGGCAGCTCGACAAGGCGCAGGCCGACAAGATCAATTTCGAACTGAAGAAGCCGGCCGACGTTACGGGCGCGGCCGAGCAGCAGTTCCTGTTGCGGCGCACACCTGAAGGTCAACTGATCCAGGAGCTGAACCCGAACTATCAGGGACCAAAAGCGCCGACCACGCGCGGCGAGCTCGCACAGCGCGTGTCCATGTTGCAGACCCAGGCGCAGCAGATGCGCGACAGGATCGCGGCGGACAAGTCGATTCCGCCTGATCAGCAGGCGGCCCGTTTCAACCAGTGGTACGACCAGAACGTCGCGCCCCAGGCCGGCGCGCTCGAGCAGCAGCAGCAGGCGATCGCGCGCGACGAAGCGCAGAAGGCGATGACTGCGGCGGCGACCGCGATTTCGACCACGGCGCCGTACCGCGTTGGGCCGAACTTCGCGAGTTCGTTCGAGCAGGGGCTCAATCGGCTCGCCAATGTCCATGGCGGGGGGAGAACGCCGCTCGATTTCACGGGCTCGGTCGGCTGGAAGGGGCCGAGCATCGACCAGAGTGTCCAGCAGACGCTGGCGCCGGCACCGGGCATGGACTTCCAGAGCCTGCTCAATCGCGATCAGTGGGCACCCGGCGGTGGTCCGGCTGCCGGGGGAGGCGCACCCCCGGCACCGGCCGCCACCGGGCCAACACCTGAACAGCAAGCGGCGATCGCTGCGGCTGGGCGGCAAACGGCCGCCGCGACGAACCCAGCCAATGCTCCGTTCGGGGCAATCGGCGCCAACCCGATGCTGGCGGCGATGCAAGCCCGCAACCGGGCGCAGGCTTCACAACAGACCGCCGCAGCCACAGCACAGGCAGGTTTGCCTTTTGGGGCACTCAACCTGCCAAGTGCGGCACCGATGCCGCTCGCGACGGGCAGTGGACCGCTGCCGTATTCCACGAGTACGTGGCGGCCGCCGGTTCCACCAGCGCCAGCGCCAGCGCCGCCGGCGCCAACGACCGGTATGCCCGGGCAGCCGTATGGGCTGGTGGCCGACGCTGCGAACCCGTTCGCGAGCGTCATTCCGTACCTCAATGGCTACGACCCGACGCAACCCCAAACACAGTGGGATTGGCCGCACTTGACGCCTGGATAGGAGAAGAACGAACATGGCCACCGAACAACCAAACATTCCTTCGGAGGGTGCACAGGTACCCGATGGGGCGACACCGGAGCCCGTTTCCGATGAGTCGCAGGAAAAGTCTTCACCCGGCTGGTGGTCGCGATTGTTCAATCGTCGACCCGCGGCACAGGAGGCTTCGACTGAGGACGGGGAACCAGGCAAACCCGGTGGCACGTCGGCAGCCCTGCAGCTGACCCAGGAGGAACTAGATCGCAAAGTCCAGGCCGAAACGGATCGCCGTGAGGCGCAGCGTCTGGCACGCCAGAGAGTCGAGGAGCGCAAGAAACTCCGCGACACCGATCCGTGGGCGTACGCCGAGCAGGAGCGCAAGGAAGAAGAAGCCAGTCAGGGCAACTTCCAGCTCGAGCGGTTCGTCACCGACGTCGGTTCTGCGCATGATCGGGTGACGCTCGATCCGCTCTTCAACTCGCTGCCGAAGACCGAGCAGGAACGGATCCTCAAGATCGAGGGCGTCGGCAAAGGATTGGACGGTCGCAAGCTGGTTGTTCAGGAGAGCCTGAAGGCGCTCGAGAAGCACTGGAAAGCCGAAGGGGCCAAAGACGCCGAAAGTCGTCTGCGCCGTAATCCCGCTTTCCGCAAACAGGTGATGAGCGAGCTCCGCGGGCAAACACCAGAGCCCGAGCTGCTCCCGAGTGGGAGCGCCTCGGAAGCCGACAAGACCGTCTCGAGTCTCCTGCGCGAGTACTACAGGCTCGGGTAATCGATTGGGCTGACGAACCGCTGAGCTAATCGCGGGGTTGGCCCGTTCCGAAGAGGGCCACTTCCCTGCCGTACAACAGCATCAGCAACCGGGCTACCCCAGGTGGCGGCCCGCTTATCCCCGAGGACGTTCAGCGGGAGATCGTCCAGTCCATTGAAGAGAAAAGTGCTGCGCTCCGATTGATGCCGCATGTGCGCATGAAGCGCGCCCAGCAGCGCATTCCGGTCATGTCCCAGCTGCCGATTGCATACTGGGTCACTGGTGCATCGTTAGACGCCAGAGATATCGGCATGAAACAAACGACTACATTGCAGTGGGACAATGTGTATTTGAATGCGGAGGAGATAGCGGTAATTGTTCCCATTGCAAAGAACCTCTTGTCGGACATGGACTACGACTTCTGGACGCAGGTTCGCCCGAAGGTCACCGAGGCGTTCGGCGTTGCGCTCGATGAGGCCATCTTCTTCGGTGTGAACGCGCCGACGACCTTCCCGCCGTCGATCGTCTCAGGCGCCAACTCGGCCGGCAACCTGGTCTTGGCCGGCGCATCCACGGTCGATTACCTGGATGACATCAATAACGCCATGGCGACCGTTGAGAGTGACGGTTTCGACGTCACCGGTTTCTGGGCACGTCGACAGGTGAAGGCCAAGCTGCGTGGCCTGCGCGATACGACCAAGGGCTTGCTGTACTACCCCGACACGGCGCCCACGGCCGAAGCCAACATCGGCACGCTGTACGGCGAGCCGATCGTTTTCAGTAACGCTGGGCTGTCTGGTTTTGCGACTGGTGCGGCCAACTACTCGATGATTGGTGGCCAGTGGGACCAGAGCATGCTGGCGGTGCGCGAGGACATCGACGTCGAGATGTTTGATACGGGTGTGATCACTGACAACGGGTCGCCGCCGGTCATTCAGTTCAACCTGCTCCAGCAGGACATGGTGGCGATGCGTGTGACGGCCAGGTTTGCCTGGGCCATTCCTAACCCGGTCAATCGCCAGCAGCCGACCAAGGCGTCCCGCTACCCGTTCTTCGTGGTCCAACAGAAGGCCGCCACAGGAGGCGAGGGCTGATGACCTGGGTACCTGATCCCAATCCACCACCGGAGCCTGAACCCCAGCCAGCGCCTCAACCGGAGCCTGAGCCTGAGCCAGCCCCGGCACCACCGTCAGCCTGAACCCGTGGCTAAGAAGAACTGGATCGCCGGTGCGATTCAGAAACCCGGCTCGTTGCGCAAGACGCTGGGCGCGAAAGAAGACAAGCCGATCCCGCGCGCGAAATTGGAGGCGGCTGCGAAGAAAAGTGGCAAGACCGGACAACGCGCGCGGCTTGCGCTCACCCTCAGGAAATTCAAATGAGCCCGCTCAAGAAGGGCTCGAGTAAGAAAACGGTGTCATCCAACATTCGTGAGCTGATCAAGAGTGGGCGGCCACAGAAGCAGGCAGTCGCGATTGCCTTGAGCTCCGCGCGTCGTTCCAAACGGAGGAAGTGATGGTCAAGATTCGCGCGCTGGTGCCGCTGACCCATCCCAAGACGGCCGAGGTGTTTGCGGCCGGCGCCGAGGTGGATGTGGCCGACGACGTGGCCGCCGACTGGAAGGCGGACGGCAAGATCTCCCTGATCGACGACGAGAAGAAGGCCGAAGAGGCGGCCAAGGAGGGCAACTACTCGGCGCGTATGACCCGTGAAGGAGCGGGCGGCGAAGCGGCCGAGGACAAGCCGAAGCGGAGCAAGTCCTGATGCCGCGCATACGCTTCCTGGCCACGTCGACTGATCCGCGCCCGGATCATCCGGCGACCTCGTACGGGCCCGGCCACGAGACGGACTACGTGCAAGCGGACTACGACTACATCAAGTCGCTGCTGCTCGAGGGCAAAGCCGAATTGCTCGACGGTCCACCCGAGACGTTGTTCGCGGCACCACCCCAGGAGGCGTAGGCGTGTCGAACATCGTCTTCCTGGCGCCCGCGGTCGACTCGGTCACGGCGACCACGGTCCATGGCGCTGGGCATGCCGCGAGCATCACCGACGAGGTGTACGTGCAGAGCCTGATTGCCTCCGGCAAGGCCGCCTACCAGGGCGCCGCTATCCGCAACGTTCGTTTGATCACCCGCGCCGCCACGACCGCGCAGCTGGGCTTCACGGTCGATCAGCCGTGTACGGCGATGGCGGCCAACTACGGCACTACCACCGCGTACGGCAGCACCCAGGCCGCCACGCCCGCATCAGGCACGGGCGACGTGGTGGTGAACCTGACCGGGCTCACGACAGCCACCCTCTACCACTATCGGATCACGGTCACGGTGGGCACGTTCGTCACGCTCACGGGCGATTACACCTTCACCACGGCATGATCACGCTGGCCCAGCTCGAGCAGGAGGTCGCGCGGCGGACGGGGCCGTTCTTCCAGGCGGCCCAGGATTCAGGCGCGCCAACCTCGAGCACGACGACCAGCGCGATCATGCCCAGCCTCAAGACCAACGCCTTGCTGGGCGGCCCGGAGAACCTGTGGCTGATTCGCCGCGGTGTGCGGCTCGACGGGACTGCTACACCGTCACCAGTCACCGTGGCGGACCGCGAGCGGCTGGTCCAGACCTTCGACTCTGGTGCCGGGCGTGTGATTGTCGATCGTAACTGGGGCACGCCCATGTACCCGAGCGAGCTGGCCGACTTCACCCATCTGCACCCCAGCCAGGAACTGCGCGTGGCGGTGCTGGCCGGGCTACGGCGGTGCTTCTTCGAGGACCGCGGGCCCGTGTCGGTCAACAGCGGCATGGGCATCGACCTGACCGCGACCTTGCCGTGGCTGACCGACACCAGCCAGGTGCTTCGCCTCCGCGCGGGCTACCAGGGCAGTGGGCCGGACCAGCCGTACGAGGCGATCACCCAGGCCGGGCACGTGTTGCTGGTCGGCTACGGCGTGCCCGCCGGCAGCTACCTGTCGGCCATGCGCCCGGCGTGGTCGTGGGTCAACGGCGCCGACTCGACGACCGGGCCAACTGCTGATTCTGACACGCTGGACATCGACCTCGACTATGCCGCGTCGGCCGGCCACATCGAGGCGTGGCATCTGTTCCCGTCGCGGCTGTTCGCCGCGGCGGCGGGCAATCTGCAGGCCTCGCAGGAGATGGCCGCGCGCGAGTTCACCAGACAAGCCATGATCTGGGCGCCGCGGCGGCCGGAGAGCGTCAGCTTCTCGTCCGTCGTGCGCGGTCCCATGGTGGGGATTGGGACATGACGGCACCACACCCGGACGTCGTCAACTGGAACGAGATCGTCGGCACGCCCGGTAATCCGGACTACACCACCGGGCCACCGGGGCCAACGGGTCCAGCCGGGCCGCAGGGCCCGATCGGCCCGCCCGGCACGAACGGTCAGGCGGGGATCCAGGGCAATCAGGGCGTCCCTGGCGCTGGTTGGAAGGTGCAGCAGATATCGCCCACCAACGGCGTGAACACGGGCGATCCGCTGGGCACTATCTGGTACAACTCGGTCACCGGCCAGTTCTGGACGCTGACCAGCACCACGCCGTACACGTGGCGTCTCGACGGCACCGTGGTCGGCGCTCAAGGCAACACCGGTCCCGCGGGGCCGCAGGGGCCGCAGGGCACTCCCGGTGCGACGGGCAACACTGGTCCGCAAGGGGATGCAGGACCACAGGGGCCGCAGGGCGTACAGGGGCCAGCTGGGCCACCGTCGCCGCCATCTGGACCGGCAAGCGGCGCACTGAGTGGGACCTATCCGGGACCCGGATTGGCAACAGGTGCGGCGGCGACCAACGTTGGCACGCTGGGCGGCGCACTGACCGGTACGCTGCCCAATCCCGGATTGGCGGCCAATTCGGTCGGCGCATCGCAAATTACCGACTTGTCCGTTGGTACGGCTGAACTAGCTGATGGTGCAGTAACTACCGCAAAGATCCTGGACGGCACGATCGCAACCGGCGACCTGGCGAATAGCGCGGTCACCAATGCCAAGCTCGGCACCGATACGGCACGTGCCAATTTGCTGACCAACGGTGGCTTCGAGATCTGGCAGCGCGGCAATGGGCCGTTTACGGCACAGGGTGCGTATACCGCTGACCGGTGGGAGTTGAACTACAACGGGGCAGCCCCGCCATCTACGATCACACGTCTGACCTCAAGTATCTACACTCCGGGCTCTAGCGCCCAGGTGGCATATACCTTTGGGGCAGGTACGTCGCTGGAGTTCCGTCAACGATTGATTTCGGGCAGTGCGGATTTCACCCAACTTGGTACCAGGACGCTCACATTTTCAGTCGGAGTCAAAAGCTCGGTGGTCGGAACTGTTCGAGCATTGGCTTATGACGGGACCGCCTACCAGTATTCCGGGTTCAACTCGACCACAACCGGCGAGCGTCTCTCGGTGACATTTACTACTGTGACCAATCCTGGCGTTGTGCTCGTCGGCATCTACATAAGTGTTGCGTCATGCACCGTTGAGATGAATGACGCCATGCTGGTGGTGGGCAGCGTGGCGGCCGACTACGCGCCGCTGCACCCGGCCGACGACCTGGCGCGCTGCCTCCGGTACTACGAGGTGTTCAACGCCGGTAGTACGCAGGGGATCTGTGTGGGGCAGGCCTACACCACGACAGCCGCGCAATGGATGTTGCCTTTAAAGGCGAGTAAGGCGGTCGTTCCGACTACGACGTTCTCCGCGCCAGGAACGTTTGGGGTAACCAATGTCGGGGGCGGAGTAGTAGTTGCCACGAGTATAGCGGCGTTCAATTCTTTTATTGATCGAGTGCACGGCAATACTGCGGTAGCGAGTGGGCTTGTGGCGGGAAGCGCAAGCGTATTGCTAGCCAACACAGGGCAAAACGCGACGATTGTAGTGGAGGCTAACCCGTAAATGAGCGTACGTCCGGTCACGTTTCAACCTAACGGCGACATCGACGTGGTCTTCGATGAACTCGGCCACAGCGGCACCATCCCGGCCGCCCAGGTCCAGTGGGCCACTCAGATGGATGGCTCACACAATCACAACTTCATCGTGCTCGTCTGTCCCGATGGCTGCGGTGCCACCTCGACACATCCGGTCGGGGGCGGTGCCGCAGCCCCTGACGTGCAGCAGATGTTCGTTCAGAAGACCAATCGCGACGGCTGCGCGTGCGGCAACGTCGCCGCCGGTAACGAGACGGTGGCTGACGCCCACATGCACCTTCAGTGTGACCGCATGGACGGTCCGGAGCGATGGCAGGTATGACCCAACCCCAACAGCAACCAGCAGCAGCACCCAAGCAGTTCCAGGTGATCTACCGCAACAGCGACCGGCTGATCGTCGGCCTGAGTCCCAAGGGTGGTGGGGTCGGCTCGCAGAACAAGCTGGCCGTCATCCACGACATGGCCGAGTACGCCAACCTGATGAAGTTCGACCCGGCCTACCTGGCCGCCGATGGTGACCACATCGTGGGTAGCCCACCGGCGTGAGCCTGCTCTCGTCACGCCGTCGCCCGTACCCTTTCCACGCCCGACTTGGATCGATCCTGGGCTCGCCCAACGAGCGCGTCGGATTGATGCTGGTGGCCAAGCAGACCGGGCTGCTGATTGGCCGCAAGCAGCAGATGCTCGACGGCGTGGTGCCCAGCGTCCAGGAGTACGGCTCGGCGCCGGTCTATCGCGAGCGGACGTGGACGGCCAAGCCCACGGGCGGCTACGGCGAGCGCGTCCAGAGCTCGTTCGGCGACCGCCGCTACTACTGGGGCATGGACGTCCAGGTCAGTGGTGGCTTGTTCGGCAAGGGACCATTGCTGCACCCGATCACCCCCACCACGCCAGCCACCGGTGGCGTCTACAAGTTCGTCGACGGGTTCAACACGGCGAGCAACACGCCCACCCAGTTCGTCCTGGCCGGCAACAAGGTCTATCGCCGGACCGACGACACGAACGCCGGTCAGACGGTCGATAAGGGCGACTTCGCCGCGGCCGTGCTGGACGGCGTGGTCTTCCAGGGCGGCTTCGCCGGCGCCGTCAAGAGCCTGTATGTGAGCACTGCGGGCGGCTTGCTGTGGGAGCGCACGCCAGCCGGGGTGTGGACCCAGGCCACGCTGCCGGCGGGCTTCGGCACGTACCGCCTCGAGGTCGTCGGCACCGAGCTGTGGGCGGCCGATAGCCCGAACTGCATTATCCGCAAGGTCACGTCCGACCCCAAGGTCGCGGCCAACTGGTCGGGCCCGATCTTCGTCGGTGACGCGAGCGTGCCGATCAGCAACATTCGTCAGACCGGCAACGTGCTGGTCATCTTCAAGCAGGACGGGACGCTCTACACGCTCAACAGCGACGGCACGGTCAACGACCTGTTTCCGGGCTTGACCGGCCCGATCAATCCCGACAACGGCGCTCGAGCCGCGGCCTGGCTGGGCGCGTTGTGGTTCCGCGCTGGGCCATCTTTCTACCGCCTCGACATGCCCGGCGCCCAGCTCACCCCGGTCGGGCCGGGCAAGTTGCTCGACAACGCCTCACCCGTTCGGGGTGAGGCCCGAGTCTTTTGTGGTTGGGGCGGCTACCTGGCCTACCTCGCCGTGTGGAACCCGATCGACAACACGTCGTACCTGCTGAGCTACGGCAACTGGGAGATGCGCCAGACCGAGGACGGCGGCAGCCAGGCCCAGTTCGACGACCAGTGGGACGGCGCGCTCGCGCACTGGACCGGCAAGAAGGCGACCGCGCTGGCCGTGTCCGGTGTGACCGGCAGCGACCGTCTGTACGTCGGCTTCGAGGACGGCGCGTGGACGTGGATCAAACTCGTCCAGAACCCACTCGCCACGGGCAGCGGCGCCGAGTTCAACCTGGGCCCGTCGGAGATCGTGTTTCCACTCCACCACGCCATGTTCCAGGCCGACCTCAAACACTGGCTCGGCTTCTCCCTGTTTGGCCCGATCCTGCGCGTGGGCGACGAGGCGACCCTGTACTTCCGCATCATGGCTTCGGCCGGTGGGCCGGCGACCGATCCGACCGGTGACTGGCTGCCATTGGGTGAGTTCACGGCGAACGGTCAGCGGATCCCTGCTCCGGCCAACCTCGCCGGCAACGCTTTGCAGCTGAAGGTTGCGCTCAGCAACAGCGACACCACGACTACCCCGGTGGTCGAGACGGTGGCCATCCACGAGCGCGTCATTCCGGCGTTTAAGAGAGATATCTCCGGCACGGTCGATGGGCGTGCGGTGATCAGCCGCCTCGACGGTGCGGCGTACCGGCCCAACCCCGATCAGGTCCACACGGTCATGATGAATGCCGCGGCCTTCCCCGGCAGTCTGGCCATCGAGCTCCCGGACGAGACGGTCAACGAGATCGCGCTGTTCGACTACAGCGAGCGCCTGGGCGAAATGCACGAGGGTGGTGGGCATAACTGGCAGATCGACTTCCAGGCCACCCAGTTCCGCATCCTGACCGTCTATGGAATTGTTGGACGGCTGAGGGGAACAAGAGTAGGAGATCTGCGCGGCTATACCGTCGGCAGTCTGAGGTACCTGTAAATGAGCACTTTGACGCCCGAGCTGAACCTGGTCCAGGTCCAGGACAACGACGACACGGCCGACTATCTCGTCCAGACCAATGGGCTGGCCGGCAGTCTGGCGATCATCGACGGGCTGTTCAACGCCTCAACCGGCCACGTCCACGGCGGCGCCCACCAGGGTGGGACGCTGACGGCCAACTCGTACGCCGACAACACGTTGCCTGGCGCCAAGCTGGTCGACGGTTCGGTCACGTCTGCCAAGCTCGCCGCGGGCATGCTCGAGTCGCTGTTCGCGGCTACGTGGGTCACGCAGGGCACCAACTACGTGGTGGCCGCGTCGGTCATGTTCGTGTTCTGTTCGGCGGCGATCACCGTCACGTTGCCGGCCGCGGCGAGCACCAACCGTCCGATCACCGTGGTCGGCGTGTCCGGCCAGAGCACGGTTGCGGCCGTGGCCGGCAGCGTCATCGGTGGCTCGATCAACACCAGCACCGGTGCGGTGATGAACGGCACGCTCAGCCAGGGTGACAGCCTGACCTTCAAGTCAGATGGCACGAATTGGCGCGTCGTATGACCTACCTGGCCTCGTCCGCTGGCGCCATCATCACCGATCGCAACACCTGGCGCACCAACGCCAACACGGCCTACGACAGCGGTGTGTGGGGATCGGGCACCCATTGGCAGAGTCGCTGGTCGACGACGAATACCGATCTGACCAACATGACCACCGATCGGAACTACTGGAAAACGACCGTTGCCCACGACGACCCGAACGTGTGGACGAACCGCTACAACGCGGGATATTCGCAGGCCACGACCGACAAGCAGCCGGCGCCGCTCACCCGGTTGACCGTCGGCCTGGGCAACCTGGGCCTGACCGGCACGTTCCAGCAAGTCGGTACGGTCACCCTGACGCGCACTGGCAACTGGCACATCTCGTGGGTCAACAGCCTGGGCGACGGTGGGAACATCGCGGACTGGGCCTACTGCGAGCTCCAGAACTTCTCGGCCGGCGGGACGGTGCTGTCAGCATCGATGGGGCGGATGCGGTTCTCGGGAGTCAACGTCACCATCGGCGGGCAGGCAACGGGCGTGTGGAACAGCGGCACGATCATCCGCCTGTACGCCCGCATCTCGGGCAGCGGTAACTGGAGCATCGACGGCAACGGGCAGCTGATCGCGTCCTTCATTCCCACGCCGTCGCAGCCAGCATAGGGGAGGCAGGGATGACCGAGTACGTGATTGGACCGGGGGTCGCGCAAGCCATCAGCGACAGCAACGACGAGGCGCGTTCGGACGAGCAGTACGTGATCCTCGAGCCCGGCGAGAAGATCTCGCAGACGTTCGCCAGAGACGCGGTCTACTACTGGATAGAAAAGGACAACGCCGTTCGACGGTGTCCCTTTTGAGGTCGACGACGACGACTGGCCGGACGGTACCTGGTGGATCCAGGGCATGGCCCAGCCGGCGCAGTACTACAGCTGGACGTGCAGCGTCTGCAGCCTGGACTGGGTGCTCAAATCGACCGGCATCGACCCGCGAGCGGACCTGACCGTGTACGAGTCGCGCTATGAGACGGGTCTGCAGGTTGGGTATCCCGAAAACGTCAACCCAACTTACGGGCTGATGGACGCCAGCGGGTCAGCGCTCCAGGCGGTGTTGCGCTCCTACGATCAGGAGTCGACGTCGGCCTATCTCGACTTCGATACGGTGTACGCAGCCGCCCAGCACACCACGGGCATGATGTCAGGGGCTGCTTGGTACCACTGGATAGCCCTCAGAGGGGTGTCGGGCGATGCTCTGTGGATCGCGAACTCAGCGCCCGGGTATAAGGGCATCTGGGACGTCCTGACGAGGGCTGACTTTGAACGTCTGGGGCCGTTCTCGTGTGTGTTGCTGGAGTGAGCCGGCGATGCACCTGGTGCCGCTCGTTATCTGGCACGGTGACCTGGCTGAGGCCTACCAGTTGGCAGCAGCGATCCATAACAACTGCGCCTGCGGCACGGGCCACTGTGGAGCTCATCAGGCAATGCTCGATCAGCGCTTCATCAATGGGATTCTGTTTGCACGATCCATCCGAGAGCGACTACTGAGGGAGGAACACAAATGCAGATCACCACGGTCGGAAACATGGCGATCACTATTGGATGGCTGATTGCGCTACTGGTCCTGATCCTGGCGATCCTGGGCCTGGTGGGCGTGGTGCCGACGAGTCCGCAGGTGTTGTTTGGGCTGATCGCGGCACTTGCGGTAGCCCGGTTGACCTGATCAGGCCATGGGGTACGGCGTAGGCGGGCTGATTATCACCGTACTGATCATCATCATCCTGCTCAAGATCCCGGGAATCGTCTGACCTAGCGTGCTGACGGAGCCGACCGGCTACCCCGAGCCAACGTCGGTATCGATCACGCGCTTGGTGTGCGTGACGGTGGTCATCCTGACCGTGCTGATCGGCGGCGGGCTGCTACTGTTGCTCCGTCCCGAGTACTCGTCGGTGGCCATCGCACTGATCGGTGTGGTGATCGGCGCGAGCTTCGGACTGGTGACGACCAGCAGGCCGCGGCGCGCTCACCAGGGGGGGTGAGGCCACTGCGGGCGACTTGAGTACGCCATCTTGTGTAACGGTCAGCCCCGTCATCCTTGCCTTTATTCCGCGTCCGGGGTGAGGGAGGCGGGGTGTTCGCTTGTCAGCGCGCAGGCACAATCAGCCGCTGATACTTGGGCGGCGATTCGTGCAACCACCAGCGTGCCGCGTCCCGGTCATCCGGATGCACGTCGCGTATCGCATATGAGTAGCCGACCAGGACCACTGCGCCAGTCGCCCAATCTTCTTTGACATCAACCTTCGCTGGCGCGTCCGAGAGCACGGCAGTAGGCTCTCGGCGATCAAGCGTGCGCGCCATCCACCTCGTTAGCACCGTGGACGTTCGCTCTGGCAATCCTGATCGCAATCGCTCGCGCCGAATGCGTAACACAGCACCGTACCTGCCAACGTTGTATTCGCGAGTCTGTAGGCTAAAGTCGTCAGTCACGGGACTTGTCAGGCATTTTATTTCTTGGGTCTGGCTAACCGATTTGACGCCGCTCGAAGCGCTGGCAACGACAGCGCACTTGATCGCACGCATCGTAGGGCCAGCGGTGATACCAGTAAGCGTGGCTGCACTCACAGCGCTCGTCGGGGCAGTATGCATCCCACGGTAGTTCACCTGGGTAAGGGGAGGGGTGGATCTGACTCCCACCCCCAACCCCTCCGAACACTGACGGGGTCGATGCCGTCAGGTCGGTCCGCATATATCAGGACCGATGCTCCCCCACTAACCCCGCGCAAGCAGGGCCAGTGAGGGGCACCGATTAGACATAGACATGGGCATACCACGCATCGGCGGTGAGGCTGCACGTCTCGCATGGGCCGTCGCCCGGCACCAGGTTGGGCCAGTGGTGTTTCTCAAGTGCTGCCTGTAGACGCTCGACCGTGGTTCGGAGTGCATCGCGCTCGCGTTCTACCTGATCGAGCCAGAGGATGTATTCCTCAGTTTTGGTAGACATATCACTCCTTATGGGCGAAGGATCGGGGCGGGTCCGGACCCGCCCACGTCCTTATTCACGGGTTGCCCAGCCAGGTGAGAGGGCGCCTTATGGGGGGATCCTACCTCCAGCCGCGCATCCACTTTGGTAGATCTAGCACTCCTTATGTCTGAATCGAGTCATAGGCCTCGAATGCAGCACCAACGCCGCCCGCAGTGCCTATGTCGCGTGTGCGTACAACCTCGATCAGCCGTTCGGCCGCAGCGAGCCGAGCCCGCAGCCGCTCGACCTCGGCCTCCAGTTCACGCGCTCGCTGCTCTGGCACGTACTTGTCTGACCCGAACAGCCCATTCGCGAGTTCTACCGTGACTGTGCCGGCCTTCAGCGAACGCAGCCGCTCGACCTCGGCTTCGAGGGCTTGGAAACGGTCCACCCACTCAGCCTCGGTTTCCCGAAATCGCCGCTCATCCCGCTCGACCTCGGCGCGCAGTCGTTCGTTCTCGCGGACGAGTGCCATGCCAGCCCATTCCTGACCGCGTATCACGTCATCTTTGGTGGTCATATCACTCCTAGGTCTGACTAAGCGCCGCCTCAAGTACGGCCCACGCCTCCCAGGCATCGCCGTCAACGTCAGCCACGCTATGCGGATGCTTGCGCGAGAGCAGATTCTTGGCAGTGGTTGCGGCATTCGTCAGGTCGTCGACCCTAGCCCGCAGTTCGTCGAAGCCTGCCGTCGAAGCTTGCCACGCCTTGTCGAGCAGATCGTCCCGCTCCTTCTTGAGCGCCTCGATCTCGGCGCGCAGTTCTTCGATCCGTTGCTGCTGCCGCACGCCCATCATGCGCTCTGTTTTCAATTGCACGTCTCTGCTAGTCATTAGGTCTGTCAAGAGCCGCTTCAGCTGCTTCGAGTTCGAGGGCCAGCGATCCGTCCGTGGGGTACCAGCCCTGGCTAGTCATGATGAATTCCGCCTGTCCCGCGACGTAATCCTTCAGCCGCTCTAGTGCCGCCCGCAGCCGGTCGATCTCGGCAAACAGCCCTCTGTCGATCAGAGCGTCCAGCCTGGTGTTCTCATCCCGCAGCCGCTCGACCTCGGCGCGCAGTTCGATCATGACGCCATCAGCAGCGGCAAGGTCGGCCTTCCATACTGCTTCGAGCCGCTCGACCTCGGCGCGCAGTTCACGGTTGACGGCTCCCAAACGCAACAACTCATCAGCGCCCACGACTGGTTTCGTTCGGTCGGGCTTGTCACTCATAACGGCACTTATGTCTGACTAATCATCTGCATCACACTCATCTTCGATCTTGAGAGCGATTGCTTGCCGGCTAGGCCGACCAACCTTCGGCCCGTAGTCCGTCAGCAGCGGTGGGCCGCCGTTCTCAGCGCGCATCTGGCGAACGATGGCGATCTGCGCTCCGATCATCAGCATCTCAGCATGCGTGAAGTACCCACGTCGCACGTAATTGCAGATCCCGCAAGCGGGCACCACGTTGCCGGGCTCATAGCCCAGCGAGTTGTTCATGCGATCGAGGCCGCCGCCATAACGATCTACTGGTGCCTGGCAGTAGGCGCAGGGCTGAGCGATGAGTTCGCGATACTGCCCGATGGTGATAGTGAAGGCGTGCCCGCGCAGCTGCGCTATCCGACGCAGCCGTGCGTACCGGCTCGACGGGTGAGCGTTGTTTCGGGCGCTGCGTTCAGTCTGGGCCACAATTAGCTCTGGTGAGCCGATGGCCGATCCACTCGGCGACGGTGGCGACCACGCCGTTCCCGCACAGCCGATAGCGATGCGAGTCGGGGATCTCGCGGCTGTCCGCGGCGTAGCGCGTATGCTCATCGGGCCAGCCCATCAAGCGCTCGCACTCGAGCGGGGTCAGACGCCGCACGCCCGTCATGCTGGGCGCGACCATGGTGTCCATGCCGTTGAACGTGCTGCGCCCGTGCGGTCCGTCGCCGCCCACGAGCGGCGCGGCCTGGTCGTCGACCTCGCCGCCGTTCAACGTCGAGGCCACCACGAACGTCTCCGACTCCAGGTCCATGCGATAGCCCGACCCGCGTGCGACCAGCGGACGTGCCTGGCCCGCGTCACGCTGCGAGCCGACGATCAGGTTGTGCGTCCTGAAGTTGTTCGTGCCCTCGTGGGTGTAGGTCTTACCCTCCGTCACCGTGAGCGGGTCGGCCACCACGAGGTTCTCGTCGTCTTCCTTGTGCCGGCCCGGCAGGTTCACGCCCGGCTCGTGGCTCCCGCCGCTGAGCGTGGCGGCTAGTCCATCCCGTACATCGCTTCGATCTCCTCGCCCGTGTACGGCTTCGGCGGCAATGAGCGGGAGCTCGACGCTAGCCCTTCGAGCGCCGTCATCAAGCGTGGGGGCAACGTCTTGCCCCGCTTCGCTGCTCGTCTCAGGATCCCCGCCGCAGCTCTCGCAGACAGCCAGTACCTGCGCGGCACGGGGCGCGTCTCCAAGACAGCCGACAACGAAGACACGACGGCGCCGCTGGGGGACTCCGAACCAGCGCGCGTCCAGAACCCGCCAGGCCACGCCATACCCGAGGTCGACCAGCCCCCGCAGTACGACACCGAAGTCGGCGCCCGGTTCGACTCCTGAGGAAAGGAGTCCGGGAACATTCTCAACGACCACCCAGCGTGGCCGCAGCTCGGACAGGACGCGGTGGAACTCATGCCAGAGGCCGCTGCGCTCGCCCCGAAGACCGGCCCGCTGGCCGGCCACGCTGACGTCCTGGCAGGGGAATCCGCCGTAGACGAGATCAACAGGCTCGGTGCCGCTGCCTCGCCCTGCCGCATGTCGTAGCCGTTCAGTGTCGGCGCCACGTCCTGCTCGCGCCACGTCTCGGCCTCGTCCTTGAAGTGTGGCCGCATCGACTTGGCGAACGTCACCGACGCGCTCCGTCTTGGGCCAGTGGCGCTCGAGCACGCTCAGGCAGACGGGGTCGATCTCGACCTGGAGCACCGTGTCGATGCCCGCCCGCTCGAACCCGAGCTCGAATCCGCCGGCGCCGCTGAACAGGGAGATGGCACGCATCGGCGGATTTAATCATTACGTCGAGCGTTTGTCAGAACTAAGCACCATTAGTTTGGACTGGTTCTCGTGGCCGCTTCCCAGCCGGCCCGATAAGCTGCACGTGCTAGATCGTCCAGTTCGTCGCGAGCCAGTGCCACATACTCGTCACCGATAAACCACTTTTCTAACCAGTGGAATCCATCCACATGGTGTTCCGGAAAGTGGTCTCGCCACGCGTTGAACAGAAGATCAATTTCATCGCGGACTTCATCGTCTTGCGGCTCGTTGGTGATGTCGGTCATACGTCTGGTGAGCGCCAACTGATGCCGCACGGGCACTTGTGCTCGTCGTGTGGCCCCCAGCGCATGCAGTGGTGCGTTGTCTCGGGCAATGGCCAGGCGCGCGTGCGGTACTGCTCGAGGCAAGTCAGCAACTCGGCCCACGGTTTGTATTCTGTCGCGTGCATGACGACCCTCCAGCAGTCGTTGTGCAATATGGGTCGGCGGCAGTGCCTTCGTCTGCCGCCGACCTCTCAGTTTAGTCTCAATCATTGGTGATAACTCGTTCCGCTTCCAGTACCGATACGAGTTATCCCTATAATGCCCGCTATGCCCCGCAAGCGCATGCCGCATCGCCATGATGTTCGGTCGGTCGTGTTTGACCCGTCCATCCCCCTCGTCGACCAACTCGCTCTGTACTGCCGCCTCTCGGATGACGACCCCACGTCGGTGTCGATCGAGCATCAGATTGAACGAGGTGAGACGTACGCCAAGCGACTCGGCAAGACCGTCGTGGCCATCTACATCGATTGGCGAACCGGTAAAGACCCCGACCGTCTTGCCCTGCGGCAGCTGTGCCAAGACGCCCTGGCCAAACGACATGCTGGCGTGATCTTCTGGGACGGGACGCGACTGCACCGCGGGATATGGGGCGCGTACCCCATTGTGCGCTTGCACGCTGCGTTGCCTAAGTACACGTTCGATGCTACGGCTGGAAAGTACGACATCGAGAAGATCGGCTATGCAGCCCAGCAGGGACTCGATGAGCTCGAAAACACTCGCCGTCGATCGATGGAAGAACGACGCGTTCGGGCTGGCAATGGCGAGTGGATGGCCGGCATGAAGCCGTACTGGCTGCGCCGCAATCCTGAAACGAAGCTGCCTGTCATCGACGAGGAACGTGCGGCGGTTTTCCTCGAGGCTATCAAGATGTACGCGGAACCAACGGGATCGTGTCGTGTCGTCTGCGACTGGCTGACTGAAACCGCGCCGCCTGCGCTGCAGAAGAACGCTACACGTGTGTGGAGCAGTCAGCGATTCCGCGCGCTGCTGCGGAATCCCGCGCTGTGGGGCGATCTGCCGTATGCCCGCGGGATGGACGAAATTGAGCACGTCGATGGTATCGACATCATTCGTAAGCGGGTCGACAATCCTGAACAGGTCCCGTTTCGCGTGCCGCCGCTGATCCACAAAAATGAACTGGAGCGCACGGAGTGCGAACTGCGCGGCGGCTGTGAGCGTGACCAGTATCCGACTGGTGGGGAGCTCGACCAGTTGGTCGCTCAGCGCAATGGCAAGCATGGCGGACGTCCGTGGTCGATCGAACATCCCCTGCGTCATATTCCATTGTTGTGCGTATGCGGTTGGCGTGTGCGTTGGACACACCGACGCAGCAAGAACGGTGAACGCGACTATCTGTATATCGATTGTGCCGCGCGTATGGCCAAAGGACGCACGATGGTCCATGGCACAACCTGTGGTTTGCCGTCCATGCCAGTCGAGCCATCGCCGCCGCGTACGCAAGGTGGTGGTCGGCCTGCTCGAAACGGTGCGGTATGGCCAAGGGTCCGCGACAAGCTGGTTGTTGCATTGCGCGACCCCGCAGCACTGATCGAAGACCAACGTCGCGAGGTCCTGGCGGAGCAAGCGATCGAAATCAAGTCGGTTGCCGAAGAGGCACAAGCCCTCGAGGAAATCGAGGTCGCGCTCGTAGAACTTCAGCGCCGCGAAGACCGGCTGTACGAGGACTACGCGCGGGACGACATCGACCGCGACCTGTACCGTCGGCAGAAAGCGGTCATCGAGAACGATCGGCAGTCGCAGCAGCAGCGCAAGCACCACATCCTGGCCCAGCAACTCGTCGTCAAGCATGCCGATCAGGCCGCACAGGACCTACAGCACGCGCTTCGACGTGTCAGTGCGATGGATCCCGCGCGGTTTCCTGACAACCTGTGGACCAAGATCCTGCCCGAGCTGGTCGAGACGATCACGCTCGATGTTGACGGTGAACCGACTATCCGCTGGCGCCGACCGGCTTGATTCGAACTCGTCGAGGATGTGCATCAGCCGCGCGGCCGTGCCGTGTGGTTGTCGTCTCGCCCAGGCCTGGTAATCAGCACTCTGAGCGATCTCCCACCACGTTTCCATCAGGCAACGATAGTTGGGACTGGTAGTACTCCTCCAAGATGGAACCGAGGCGATCGGTCCACTTGGCCGCGACTGTATCGGGCTTGTGATGCTCAGTGGCCTCATCTGCCGGTCGGCGCCGCTCAAGCCGAGCGGCGACCAGGTCGGCCAGCTCATCGAGCAATGAGTCTGCAGGACTGACCATATCGGTCAGCCTGCCCCCCGAGGCTGACCGTGGTCGACGTCAATTCGTCAAGTTGACGCCAACTGTGACGGCGGCCAATGCCAGGGCCGGCAAGTGATCAAGCGCATCGCGACCGAGCTGGCGCAGGACGCCTTTGAGTGAGTCGCCTTCCTTCATGCGGCCAGCGCGGATGAAGTACGTCTTGAGCTGATTGCGGCTAAGCTTCGGCCGCAGCGCGGTACACACGTCCTGCACGGTGATGCCGTAGAAGTCGGGTTCCGCGGCCATGATGCTCGACGCTTGGCGGACCACGTCTTCCGGGTCGGCATAGCGGCGATGCGCACCGCCGTGGCGCTGGTCGTTGTTGTTGTTCTTGAGCGGGACGACCTGGCCCTGGCTGCGCTGGAACTCGATCAGCAGTTGCTTGATGATTTCCTGGGCGGCCTTCTGCAGTTGCTCGAGGGTCGCGTGCTTGTCGGCCAGCTGCTGCTCGGCGAGCTCACGCAGGCGCTGCTGCTGACGGGCGACCATCCACTCGAGCATCGGGATGCGATCGAGCGGCGTGGGGAACTGCGGCTGTTTCGGCAGCGATGTGTTGGCGTCGACCTCGGCGACGATGTCCCAGCGGTTGAAGTGCGCGCTCCAGGTGACGGTCGCGGCGACCTCTACGCGTGTGCCGCTCTTGGCTCGCATCCAGCTCGTGAAATGCTCAGAGGCACTGCTGCCCGAGCGCACGGCCTCGAACTGCTCGAAGATCGCGGCCTCCTGTTCGTGCACGTTTTCACCTGGGCGCAGCAGGGCGCCCACAGGCGCGCTTTCCAGCTCCTCGCGCGAGTAGCCGAGCACCACCGCCATCATGTTGTTGGCGCTGCCGATGTGACCGTCGGCGGAAATCGAACAGGTCAAGTGCAGCGGGCGGCGGGCGGGGTGGGTGTGCGTTCGCGCCGGAGTCATGGAGCGTCGTCGAAATGAGCGAACCACGGCGTCCTGGGCCTCGATCTCGCCTGAGACGAGTACATAACCATGTGCATGTCCTCGCAACTCGACGTGTTGGTATCGCATCCCCTTACCCCCGGTTAGGACGAACTGAATCAGTGGCGGCTGCGCGCTCCCCGCCAGGAGGGCGCCCCGTCCTCAAAAGCGGTTCCCGAACAACTGTTCGGGTCGGTAGATTGTGCCGCGTTTGGGTGCCCGGCGCTACGTCAATTCGTCAGCAACTCGATTGCTGACGGCCCCCTTAACAATGGTTTAACGGATCATGAACGATCGTGCATGATGGGCATGCCGGCGTTCGCGCGCGGGTGCCGAAAAGTGACACAAGGGAGGCATGAGCGAGACTAGTCCCGGGAGGGTTGCACTTGTGAGTATCTCTGGTCACACGATGCTGGTCCCCCAACTGCGGCGCCTGAGGCTTGAGCAGGCGTACTCGCAGGTGGAGCTGGCCAGACGAGCGGGCGTCTCGCGCGCCACGGTCATGAAGGCTGAGGGTGGGCGGCAGATCCGTCCGGTGAGCGTACGCCGGCTGGCCAAAGCGCTTGGCGTACGGCCGCGCATCCTGCAAGTGTCACAGTCGTCGTCAAGTTGACGAATTGACCTGTCCTGACCGGGGTGGGGGTTCGCAGACTTGCGGGCATGCCCAGCTACACCCTCCAGGTGCCCAACAGCGACAACGCTGTGCTCGTCGAGCACGCGAAGCGCGAGGGCGTACCAGTGAAGTGGTTGTTGGTCTGGCAGATCAAGGCCGCCAACGGGCTGCCGCTGCCACAACGGCCACGCTTCTGTCCTGACGATCAGCCGGCCGCGGCGTAGACCGATGACCACACCTGCTCCTGGCGAAGCTGTGCCTCGCGCGGAACACGAGCCCGTGTGCTCTTGCCACTGTCACCAGAGCGTCTACTGCGTCGACTGCAACCGGCCCACTGGTCCGCTCGACGACGACGACGTGGACGCCCGTGCCCAGCGCATCTGGGCACGCCTGCTGGTCAAGCATCCCGAGTGGTCCGTCCGATGACTGAAGGAGAACCGATGACCGAGAAGCGCTTCGAAGAGTGGATCTCCCACCCACGTGGCCGCGTGTTCGTGTCGATCGACGACCACCAGCGTCAAGCTGGCCAGCAGGGCTGGTGGGCAACCGGCTGGCGCGGCACGGCGACCGAGGTGGCGGCGCGCAAGGCCTTCTACGCGCACATGCCGTTGCCCGCAGCCGAACTCGAGAGCGAGCCCTGATGGCGGTGCTCGCCGCGGCGCTGTACGCGATCACCGCGCTCAGCCCGGCGCCTGATCCCCAGGCTGTCCGCGAGGCAGCCTCCGACGCACGTGTCGACGAACAGGATCTGCTGGGCGCCCTGTTGACGGTGGGCGAGTATGACCCACGCGAGTACCTGTACGCGACTGGGGAACTCGCCCGTGCCTACGTGCCGCCGACAGCTGTCAGCGCACGGGTGGCGTGCATCGAGTCAAAGGAGAGCGGTGGCGCAAACGTGCCCAACCGCAGCGGAAGCGGGGCAGGCGGGGTCATGCAGTACATGCCGGGCACGTTTGCGCGCAGCGCCGCGGAGATGGGCCACCCTGAATGGAGTCGGTGGGTGCCGTGGCAGGCGCGCCTGGTCGCTGCACACGACCTGATGCGCGGCCGGCGTGCACAGTGGACCGTCGGTGGGTGCTGAACGAGTTTCGGGCTGCTGACCTCGAGCCGCACGACGTGCTGCTGCTGCTGGTTGCACTCGCGCTGGTCGCGGGGGGTGCGCTCGGTCTGGTCTGGCTGGTCGTGTGGTTTGCCGTACGGCTGGTGCGTGGTTAGCTCGGCGGTGCAACCACCCCTGACGGGCCAGCAGTTCCGTCGTCTGATGGACGGCGAGCTGAAAGAGGCAGAGTGGCAGAAACAGGTTGAGGCGGCCTTGACCGTCTACCGCTGGTGGTGGCTCCACATCCCGTCCAACGTGGTCGTCTGCCCGCGCTGCAAGAACAAGATCTACCGCGGTATCAAGAAGGGTTTTCCGGACATCCTGGCGATCAAGCCGCCGCACATCCTGTGGATTGAGCTCAAACGAGAACGGGGTCAGCTCGAACCTGAGCAGACCAGCGTAGGCCAGATGCTGCTGGCCTGCGGCCAGATGTGGGTGCATGCCCGACCGCGGGACCGCGAACGATTACTCAATCTCATCGCTCACCCAGAGGTGGGGCTATGACTACGCAGTGGTCGTTCGATGCCCGCACGCACTGTCAGCGTGGCCATTTGCTCGCTGGCGACAATGTGCGTCCGTTCCCGGGTGGGAAACGTGAATGCCGGTTGTGCGTCAAGTGGCGCCAGCGCAACGGCCGTGTCGACGTGCGTGTGAAGTGTCCGCATGGCCATCGCTACACCGAGGCAACGAGCTATATCGGACCCGATGGCCAGCGCCGTTGCCAGATCTGCCGAGCCCACTACGCGGTGCGCTCAGCGTGCAAAGCATCGCGTTGCCGGAACAGGCAAGTCGACGGCGGGTTATGCGCGACACATTTGCGCTTGTGTCTGGCGCTGAACGAGGAGTACGGCGCGTACTGGCGCATGGCCGGCTACTACTGAGCGCTGAAGGACGACTAGCCCGCGCGCCGCCGGGTTCTGCGGGGCAAGTGAACGGTGAACGATGTCAACGATGGACGAACTGCGCACCAAACTGGCGGATGACGATGGCTCGATGCCCGAGCGCTGGAACCCTAACGATGAACCGGGTACCACGCTGGTGGGCACGCTGCTGCGCTACGAGACGATCGTGACCAAGCTGGGCGAGGGCACGCTGGCGGTGATCGAGGACGCCGACGACGGCACGGTGTGGGGCGTGCTGCTCGGGCGGACCGTGCTCAAGAAGCGCTTCGACACGCTGGCGCCAAAGCCAGGCGACACGCTCGGACTCAAGTATGTCGGCTTCGTCGAGCCGCGCAACAAGGACAGCATGGGCTACCACAACTACGTGCTGCGCGTGGTGCGCAGCGCGTCACCGGCAGCGGAGGCAGGGGTGGCTACGCCGACAACGGAGGTGCAGCCGCCTGATGACGATGACGGCAGTTTGCCTTTTTGAAGTGAAGCAGGCTCTGGATGTCTAACGCCTCTGACGAAGGCCAAGAAGGCATCCGCGTTCAGCTGCGCATGCTCGTTGCCGTGGAGCCGGATCAGCGCTTCGATCAGCACGGCAACGAGATCCTGCAGTTGCGCGGCTACGTCATCGACTCGAGCAAGGCGCACCCCGGACTGGTGGTGCGCTTCAGCGGCCAGCGGCGCGCGGAACTGTACCGCTGGGCTAAACCGAACAAGCACCTGGGCGTCGATGGGTTCCTCGACGTCAAGCACTGGCTCGATAAGGGCAAGCCGAGGGTGACGCTGCTCGTCGAGGCGGTGTCGATCTTCCCGTTAGGCGATGTGGAGATCGAGCCCAGCAAGTCCGGCATCTACGCCGTGCGTGGGCGAACGGGTGCACCGGTGGCGGCGCCGCGGGTCACGAAGGAAGAGCGCGCTGAGCAGATGCGTCGGCTGATGGACGATGCCTGAACTCGCGGAGTTCGTGTACGTCGACACCGCGCTCGGTGCGCTCAATCGACGCAACCATGTACGGCGGCTGACCGACCTCGATCTTAAGGAAGGCGGCGCCGAGCGGTACATCAGTCATCGTCGTGCGACCTCGGCGCTGCTGGACTGGACGAGGACGCACACCAATGCCAGCGGGCAGCCCACGATCGAGGGCTTCGATGGTGCAGTCTGGGACCCCAGCCTGCCGTTCGATTTCGACGATCGTCATGACCCGGCGCATGCGCTCGACTGGATGCGCCAGTTCCTGGACCGGCTGGCGCGCGAGGATGTGCCGCTTGATGCCCTGCGCATCTATTTCTCCGGTGCCAAGGGCTTTCACGTGGAGATTCCACACACATTGTTCGGTGGCTTCGAACCATCCGATCAGCTGCATGTGTGGGAGCGTGCCGCGGCGCTCGAGCTGATGAACGGGATCCCGTTCGACTCGGCCGTGTACGACAAGCTGCGACTCTGGCGGTTGCCCAACACGCTGAACGCGAAGGGGCAGCGCTACAAGGTCCAGCTCAGCCTTGTCGAGGTGCGTGGGCTGAGCATGGCCGAGATCCTGGCGCTGGCTGAGGCGCCGCGGCCACGGCTGACCACGGCACCGACCGAAGAGTGGGCCGCCAACGATTACCTGGTCGAGGTGTGGACCCGCGCGCAGGGCATCGGCAGCCGGCCAGTCGTCGACCAGTCCGAGCCGCAGATATGGTCCGACGATCGGCGCAACGAGGTAGTCACGGTCGCCGTGGCCGCGGTCATCGCGAACAACTGGCCGACCGATCCGGGCATCAGCCGCCATTCGGACTACCTGCTGCCATTGTCTGGCTTCCTGGCGCGGCACATGGATGCAGCATCGGTGGCCGAGGTGCTCAAGGAAGCCGCGCGCCAGTCGCACGACCAGGGCTTTCTCAATGATCGCCAGCGGCACTGGGAAGACGAGATCGATCGGTTGGCTGAAGGGTCAGCGCTGAAGATCGCGAACAAGCAGCCGGTCGAGGGTCTGCCGACGATCGACAAGCGCTGGCCAGAACTGGCCGAGTTTCTGTCGCTCATGTTCGTGGTCACCACCGCGGGTAAGGGCGCGACGAAGAGCGGGCAGGAAACGCATGGTTTTATGTTCACGGCGATGGAGGATCTGCTCGCCGAGCCGCCCGAGACTGTGGCGTATCTCGTCGAGGGCATGCTGCCGAGCGGCGGCGTCTCGCTGTGGGGCGCCAAGCCGAAGGTCGGCAAGAGCGTGGCGGTGCGCAACCTGGCGATGTGCGTCGCTCGCGGTGAGCCATTCCTCGAGCGAGCCTGCCATCGTGGCGCAGTGGTCGTCCTGGCGCTCGAGGAGAAGCGTGCCGAGGTGGCCAACCACTTCCGCAACATGGGCGGCACGAATGAGCTGATCCACGTCCATGTCGGCGCTGCGCCGGGCACGAGCAAGGAGGGCATGGCCGCGCTGGCCAATGCAATCGCGCTGTTCCAGCCGGTGCTGGTCATCGCCGACCCGGTGCTCAAACTGGTACGCGTACGCGACTCGAGCGACTACGCCGAGCTGACCCGTGAGCTAGAGCCGGTCATCGAGCTCGCGCGGCGTACAGGCTGTCACATCGCGGTCACCCATCACCTGGGCAAGCAGGCGCGCGAAGGTGGCGACGACGTGCTCGGGTCGACCGCGATCTTTGGCGCTGTGGATACGCTCGTCTTATTCCGCCGGCGGAAAGACAACCTGCGGGTGCTGCAAACGATCCAGCGCTACGGCACCGACCTGGGCGAGACGGTCATCCCAATGGATGACATGGGTCGGATCGCGCTAGGTGTCGGGGTGTCCGAGCTGAAGCAGGCCGAGGTGCAGGCCAAGGCGCAAGAGGTCCTCGGGCAGCTCAGGGACGGCGAGAGTCTGAGTCAGACCGAAATCCGCGACCAGGCCGAGATGGCCAATGCCGCGATTTCGCGGGCGCTGAAGGAGCTCATGGACCAGGGCATCGTCGAGCGAATCGGCGAGGGTCGGCGCGGCGCTGCATATAGGTATCTCTTGACCGAAAATCAGAACAAATATTCCCAACTCGATTCTGCATATATACGTG